TAGCAAAACTTCTAAACAAGTTGTTCACTTTAAAGATTTATCTGCAAGAGCAAAGAAGGTAGCAAGAGCATGATGAAGAAAACCAAAAAGAAAAAATCTTTTCCTGACTTAAACAAAGATGGGAAAGTAACCAAAGCTGATGTCTTAATGGGCAGAGGTGTTTTAAGAAAACAAAAGAGTGGTAGATATGGCTAAGTTATGTGCAAAAGGCAAAGCTGCTGCCAAAAGAAAATTTAAAGTATACCCTAGTGCATACGCAAATATGTATGCTTCAGGAGTTTGTTCAGGTCGTATAAAACCTAAAAAGAAAAATGGCAAAAAAAGGTCTTAGAGAGTGGATAAACGAAAAATGGGTTGATATAGGTGCTCCTAAGAAAAAGGGCAAATATCAACCATGTGGCCGTTCAAAAGGTAGTGGTAGAGCATATCCAAAATGTGTACCACTTGCTAAAGCTAAAAGAATGTCTGCTGCACAAAAAAGGTCTGCTGTAGCTCGTAAAAGAGCCGCAGGAAACAAAGGCCCTAAACCAACCAATGTGAGAACTTTT